TTGAAACAGGATGAATATGATCTATTACACCATAGCGATGGTTAGGATAACTTTTAAAATTAAGTTCAACGCCACAATAGAAACATTTATTATCTGATTCTTCGAAAACTTTTTTACGTATCGCCATCTCGATTTTCAATCTATCGTTTGGAATTAAAGCCATTTTTTCTCCTGATATGGAGAGGCGTGAAAATAAAAAAAGCCGTTCACTGCTTCCCCCTAGAGGCACCTAGAAGGAATGAGTTAACGGCTTTAATTATTGGCGTGCCTTCCAATATGCTCTAAAACAATATCGAAGTCGAAAGAATGTAAACTATTTTTTATTCAGGAGTTCGGTTTTTCCGAATCACTGAGGATTTCCCCTAAATGGATGATGTAGCAATCTTTTCCTTTTGGATCTGCACCCATTGAGATTCCAAGGCATTTCCTTATGACTTGGGGCGAACCCTTGTGACTTCCACACCGAAGACTCACAGCGTCATAGGATTTCACGCTCAGAACGCCTCTAGGGCGTCTCGTGTGACCTAAGTGGACTCCAGACATCACCCGCTTGGTAAAGTAGTCTGTAATTTGATTGTGGGCTTCTAGGAGGGTTCCCGATTGAATGGCTTGGAAGTAAGTTTTATCGTTTGTGGAAAGTTTTAGAATTTGCATTCAGGTGCAGAATTGTATAGGACTTGCTACCGTCAAGGAATTGCACCATTCTTTTCCGTTTGTATAGGGAGAAATGAGAAGACCCCAAGGGAACCACCCCCTGAGGTCTTCTTGCCTTCTAGGAAGGACTTTGGCACTGAGTGAAGAGTTTTAATAATGAAAACACTTCAAAAGATTTACGATAACTTCGATCATCTATCTTCTGAAAAGTTCTCGATAAAAATGCCCGCTTGTTACGGCGGGCGAAGTAACCTTGTAAAATCGTCCCAGTTCCTTTTCTAATAGGGTAGGAAAGTTGTCAATTCAATTCCATTAGAATGTCTGAATTGGTTTTCTTTTTCGGCCAGAAATACCAGGTAAGAAATCCAGTGGCAAGAATCCCGAGTGCAATTAGGTATCCCACACAGATTCTCCTTCCGAAGACTGTAAACTATTTGCCAATGCAATTCCCATTGAAACAGAATTGTCAGCAATGTCAGCTACGGCCATTTTATTGTCGGCTTCTTTGTATCTGATTCTTGCAAATTCTAAAGAGGCTTCAATAATAAAGTCCTTTCTGTTTTGCTCTCTCTGTTTATTCTCCATTTCCTTCTCCTTCTTTTGGCCCATAGGCATATTTGCAGAATTTTGATACGTTGCACCAATACAAACACTTCTTTGCTTCTCCTGGAAGTTCTTCAATTCGAAAAGTGTCTTTTGGTTTTTCGTTTCTTAATTCAATCAATCTTGTTTCTGCTTCCAGTTCACTGTCAAAGACGCCGCCTCGAATAGCTTTTTTTCCATCCTCTTTAAAGATTTTCCAGACTGATTCAGATTGCCATTTCTCATCGGGCGTGCACTCTGGAAGGTCGTCTTCGGAAAGATGCTCAGTCGATTCCATAAGGAGGACACGCGATTCAATATATTCTTTTGAAGCATTGAAATCCCAAATAGGAAACTTTTTAATCAGAATCTTTGTTGGTGGATACTTTGGATTATTTTGCGCTTGGGATCTTTTCCAGTCTTTAAAGAAGTAACATATCTCTAGCGTTTTGACATCGTAGCCTTTTGACCGAAATAAATAACCATACTTGTTTGTTTGAATTTCGTAGTCTTGATTTCTTCCTTCGTAGATCCAAGAATAAACAGAAGTATATTTATAGTCTCGAATTCTTTTTTTCCTTGGGTTGTAGTGATCGGTTTCCCCCGAAACAAGGACTCCACAAAATTCCTCTGACAATCGTTCCGTAAGAACGCCTTCAGATTCCATTTCATTCAATGCTTTATGCATCAAGTGACCAATCCAAGAATCGAGTTTATCAGAATAATCTTCTTCTATTTCTTTCCAATATTTTCTTGCAAGATGAAGTTGTCTTGGTGATTTCATCAAACCAGTAACTGAATACTTAGCGTCTCCTTTGTTATACGCTGATTCTTTTATGTCGATGGCTCGGAGGAATGCGCGCGGAATGTTATTTTTGTTTGTTAGGATCATGGCAATTCCTGCAAAACAACTATTTGCGCTTCGGTTAACCCTGTAATAATTGCAGAAAGCCTTTTATATCTTTCTACATCTTTGATATATGGGATTGAAATAGATTCTAATTCATTTTTATAATTTTGAATTCTAAAATCTATCCCATTAGATACATCCGTAGAATATTCTTTTAAGGTTTTATCCATTTTTCCTTCCTTCAAAATACTTTTCAAAAAGCAAGATGGCCTCCCACCCTGCTTTCCCCTGTTTGAATCTTCCTTTGATTTGCGCACCGGAATGAATACTGATTCCAATCTTTTCGATTTCAGAAGCTGTCAAAGAAATTGATTGGAGTTTCTCAAGCACGGCTTTTGACCGCGCTTCCCTTTCTTTATCAAGTTGCTGGAGTAGTGTCATCGGTAGCCTCTGGTGCAGGTTGTTCAATAAGTGCTCCCTCAAAGGTATCACGAGTAAGTTTGATTTTCTCCATGCCCTTAAGATAGATGTCCATCGCTTCAAATTCTTTTTTCTTTCCCTTCCAACGTTCTTCCACTTTTTCCAAAGCTTCAAGAAGGAATTTTTCCTTAGCAAGTGAAACAAGTTCTTTTGATAAGTGTTCAAGGATCGTCGCACCGTTCACTTTTTTTGCATCGGGTGGGGTTCCGGCTGGGGAGTTTGCAGGTGGTGGATTTTGTTTTTTTGTATCGGTCTTTGAAGCTGATTCATTTTGGTTTTTTGCTTCTGGTTTCGTTGCGTTTCCATCGTCATCTTCATCGGCTGAAATATTCAAAAGACCTGTTATACAATAACGTCTTCCATAAGTGATAGCTGATCCTTTTTGTTGGTCAGATAGACTTGGGTTGATCGGATATTCTGCACTCAATCGCTCCCCAGATTCAGCGTGAATCAGATACGTGACAATCATTCCCTCTGAGATTTCACTCACAATCACAAGGCCATTATCCAACAAATGCTTTTCGCTAGCGTCAAGGATCGCATCCAAGTCAGCGTATTTACTTTTGTAATGTGGGTTTACTTTGTTTTTTACTATCTTGCTAAACTTTTTTTTAGCAGAGACCAAGGCTTTTAAAAGGTTTATCGGCGGGGTTGTTTTTTTGACTTCTTCTTCCATATTGTTCCTCTTTTGATAAACAATATGGAATCATGTTTTTATGTAAACAAAAATATTTAATTTTAATATTTAGTTACACAGTCGGACTCTGGAATTGAGCATTCTTTTCTTCCCTGTAAAGCAAACGGAACCCAATTGGAAATGTTTTGAACAAATTCCCTTTCGCAATCGTATTCTCTCCGAAGTTCTTTTATGAGACATTCCCGAGATTTTGCGCACCTTGCTAGGTCTTGAGCGTGGACGACTGCCGCATTAAACCGAGAGACCAAAACAAAGTTTTTTCCTTTTAGTGTAATTTGATCTTGGGCAAGTGCTTTCATTTCAGGAGGAATTTCCAAAGTCCATCCGGTCGATTCAAAAGAACCAACACACAACTCGTTTGATTCTTTCGTGACTCGGTTTATTTTACTCTGGCAGTTTGACAGAGTTGTAATCAGAATCAGGACTGAAAATAATATTCTGAACATCTTCGATTCCTCCTTTAAGTTTTGAAATGGCTTTGAATCCTAGGAATCCGCCCGCCAAAAGTATGACAAAAATTCCTAGGATAAGTTGAATCAAATATTTTTCAGCTAGGCGTTGGATCATTTTCTTCCTCTTTCTTTTTTGGTTTTCCCCACATCTTTACAGTCCACTCTTTCAGAGTAGGAAAGAATCCAAGAAAGCCTACACCAATTACAATATGCCAAACAGAAATCAAAAAAGAAAGTTGTCCCTTTTCGTTTAACTTTCTATAAATGATCGCGCCTGGATAATTTTCAACTGGCAAAGCAATCATTAGAATCAAACCAATTAAGGCGGTAAATCCACCAATAATTCTCCAGATGTTCGATTCTCTAAAAAAAGGTTTTTCTTTCATTTTATTCTCCGACAAAATATTGAGTGAGCGGACCATTCTTGGCTTTGATTATTAATTTAGAATTCATGTCTGCCCGATATTTGAAAATTGACATCACAGACATTGACCAGTAAATTAAAAGCATTTCCATTCTGTTCTCCTAAGTTATAAAAAGCGCATCAGCCGTGGATTGATTCAAAAGGAATCGGTCAATGACTGGTGTCTTTTCTACGAGTTTCAAAAACTCTTGATAGATTTTTTCCTCAAAGAGAGAGTCGATCACCGTACAAGAAGCAGAGTTTATTCCTACTTTTCGTTCTCTCGTAAATCGATAATGAATGTTAATTGCAAACCAACCTTCCTCGACTGGTTCAGACTCTTGCCAAACTCCATCTCGGTTTGTATCTCTACGAGTTCTGACTTTTGCAGCCTGTACTAGTGCGCGTTTTCCTTTATGAAGTCCGTGTTTGTATTTTGTCCAACCTTCCTCTTGGCGTCCCGTTCCAATCAATCCTTTCATTGGCTTTAAGATCCACGCAAGCCCAGGATCAAGAGTGCAAGGGAACGCTTTCACGTCCCAGGATTTCCCGTTCGGAACAAACACCAAAAGAGAGTCGTCAAAGTTATCAATTTTTTCAACCACTCTCTTGATTCCCTCAGCAGTCGGAACATATCCACGGATTCCAACCATGAAGAGTTGTTTCGGATCAAAGGAATAAACTTCTTTAATATATTTGAGAATGAGTTTGGTTTGGATCATAGACTTTTTCTGATCGCTCGGACTGTAATGTCAAAGCGGAAAAAATCTAATCACCAAACAGTTAAGGACAGTTTAGATTTGTGAAATGTCTGCAATTTGGAATTGATCGGAATCTTCTGGCATGTAGTATTCTTGAACCCTTTGAAATTGCAAGTAGGCATTGTATTTTTTAGTCACTAGCTTAAATTGCTTTTCGGTCACATACCCGCGTGCGCTCGCAAAGGATCGGATTGATTGAAGTATTTCGTCATCCTGACTTTCTGCTTTCTCGAAAAGAAATTCAATCATTACTAAAGTTTGAAAATACTCGTTTGAATCTGAATTGTGTTGTGGATTTTCCATAAGTGAAACAGAGGCTTACGCCACCGCCTCCCATCCATTGCAAACAGGGTATTCTCTATCTATCTTTTTAATTTCATGAGTGTTCGTTTCGCACAAGTAAACAAAAGTTTCATCCATAGAAACCACTACATATTTTCTGTCTTCGCCTAAAATCAATCTACGATATACTACTATTTGACCTTGCTTTAAGTCTTGGAAAAGTGCTGTTTGTTTTGTTGCGTTCATCTTCGTTCCCTCTAAAGATAAACATACAAACATAATCAAATCATGTAAACAAAAAAAATAAATAAAAATGTTTATTTTTTAAAAATTTCAACGGTTTGGATTTTCTCTTTCCCGAGGCTAGAATATTCGAAAAGGAAGGTGGTTTCTGTGGCTCGGAAGTCTCGGATTCTATCCAGGACAATTGAAGCCTGAATCTCTCTTTTGTAGTAAAATTCGATTCGGTTTTCTTTTGTGATCTTAGTTTGGTCGAAAGTTTTGAATAGGTTATTGAGTTGGATCTCCCAGACCGCGCCACCGCGATTTAGATTTTCCAGGAGATAGACAATAAACTTTTCATTGATTAGCTTCATTACTTACGCATTTTTGTTCTATGCGATAATTTGGAGCAAGTACAGCATTTTGAATCTGCTGTAAAATTAAACAGTTCACTAAATCATTTTTACTTTTTGCTTCGTTTTCTTTTTTTATCGCAACGACTTCTTTTTCAATTTTATCCATTCTTCCTGGGATCGTTTTACTTTCAGCATACACGCCAACAATGAAAGCAGTTCCACTTGATATGATACAAGCGAAAGCCCAGAAATAAGCAATCGGAAGTTTAATAGTTGTTTTTTCGTTTACGTTCATAATTCAACACCACACTGAGTTTTGATTTGGTTATGAAGGCGAGTGTAAATTGGTTCTTTATAATGAATCGAGTCAGCCATAAATTCTTTCGGGGGCGCGTCATTTATTCCTACTCCGAAAATGGAGACCATATCAATGAAGCAATCAGGAAGATTTTTTACACCTTCGTTGACAGCATTTTTTTTCTTATTTGCTTCTGTAACTTGGATAGGGTGAACGCCTGCAAGAATAACTTTTGCATTCCATTTAACTTTTGCTTTTGTGATTATCTTTCCAACAGTTTTAATCGAAACGTCACTTGAAACGCCTCTAAGAATTCCGTTTCCGTCTGCTGATGCAATTAATACATTTTTAGGTTTGCATTGGATCACATCCATCTGTAAGAGCATGTCACAAGCAGTATTTCCGCCGATTCCATAATTGTTTGTTTTGGATGGATCATAAAATCCAGATACTTGACGCCCAATGTCCATTGTGGAATTTCCAATTATAATATTTTCGCATTCAGTTGGATAGTAGGCAAAAAGGTTTTGAGCATAATGTTGGATCAGTGGCGAAATGCTTCCATATTCTCGAATACAAATATCATCTACATTGTAGTAGGAAGCAAGCAAAGCGGTTACATAATCTTGTTGAGTGGGGTGTTTCTCTTTTGGGGAGCAGAAAAGGGCTAGCATAACCAGCCCTAACATGATTAGAAAGATGATTTTTTTCATGCTTTTATTCCTCTGGTGCAATAACTTCGAGTCTAGCAGAAATTGGAGGCGTTTGAATTGCATACAATTGAGTTTGTATTTCCCAGTTTGGCAGAACCTCAATCAATTCCTCTTCCGTAAATTCGTCTTCAAGTAAAACTTCGTCAGTTTCTGTATTCATTATTTTTAAAATCATGGTGTATATGTCCTTGTCCATTGATGAATTTCTACAATAAGCGCTGGGCCATGTGTCTCGCTCCCTGTTCTCGGAGTTCCGTTTGTTCCATCTGTAGTCGCATCCCTGACACTCTGAACTTGCATTGATCCAGATCCTAAACTTCTATCATTACCGAAATCGGTAGCTGACAAACCTCCTCCAGATTGAATCGCCTTTATATCGTGCCAGTGACCCTGCATATATCCCAAACACTGCAAACCAGAAATAAACAATCCGGCAGCATCGCCTCCAGCCATAACAGTTTTACCGGATACCTCATGGACTCTTGCAGTCGTTGAACTTCCAGAAATTCTATGAGGGAAAAAAGTAACTGATTGTGAACCGCTTGCAGGCGTTCCCGATACGGTGACTTCTCTTGTAACTGTATTTATATTGGTTATATTGTAATCAGTTCCAGCAATAGTTAGAGTGATAAAATCAGTATAGTTTCCGCGAGCCAAAGCCCACTTAGCAAGCGCAACAAGTAGGCGGTTTGAAGCCGTTGTGTTTGGCATTGTTACCGTTGAACTTGCGACAGTTGCAGTCCAAGATGATTCTTCGTCTGACTTTCCTTTACGATATTTGATTTGAATGGCGCGAAGATATGGGACAAAGTCCGCAAAGTTTGCGATTGCAATGTCTCTTTTTACATCGATCTTCGTTAAACAAATTGCGGGGAAATAAGTTTCAGGAGTTCCCGCATTCCAAACGGCTTCATCTTTTTGGTCGGGGAGAAAAAAGAATTCGCCTATCTGTTTTCCTAGTTCGATTGATTGCTTTAGGACGCTGACTTCTATTACTGCAATCTGTGACTCTAGGTCGACATCGTTGGCGTATAACTGCGCAAATTCTGCCCCAAACAAATCGCCGTCGTTCGGAGTCGCTCTGTCAAATTCTGTAATTGGATCTGGTACGATTGCCATTATGGAATCACCTCTTCAGTATATTCGTAATCATAAATCAAAGTTCCAACCTTATCTTTTGGGTTAAAGGTCGAATAAAAAACCATACGAGAGCCAAAGAACATCCCGAATTCATCAAGTGCCACACCATTGTTTTCTGTTTCCCCGATGGTCATAAGATAAGTTCTAGTTCCATTGCCGTTATTGATGATAGTTGCAATCTTGGAATTGACTGAGTTTCCGAGTGCTGTGTCTCCTGGATCGGGTGCTCCTGATGCACCGTCTCCAACTTTCATCGTGTCAATGTTTAAGTTTGCTTGTATGTTGAGTAAAGTGAGGCCGTCGAGAATTCCTTCATTGTTTAAAGTTGAATGTCTCTCAGTATAAACTAATCCAATCGCACCAAATAAAAATTTAACTCTTACTTTTGCGAACACGCCTGCCGCTCGAATTTGATCAATTGTAGTTCCAAGCAGAAGCGGAGATTGTATCTCATCGGGTTCGCCTGCCACAATCAATTCAACCGTAGCAGGTCGCTTTGGATCTGGATTTAATGGCTCGGTTCCGAGAAGCAAGCTTTCGCCATCAAGAAAAAGCTCTCCTTCAAGTTCCCATCCTTCCGCTGTCACGAAGATTGTACCATTGAGACCTGCAATGATTTTACCGATTGCAATAATCTCAGGAAGTGATCCACGAGAGATTCTTTTTAAAATTGCAATGGAAATAAATAGTCTGTAGTCTTCGTCACTTTGTCCTGGAATCCGTGCTTGGTTTACCAGCTTTCCGATAAGGTCAAGGTTCGCACCTTCTGTATTTCCAAGATCATAAATCCCAGATACTTTAATGGATTCGGAAATAAGTTCATCAAGCTGAACCGAAAAAAGTTTCCAAAGTTTACCAACTAAAGAAGTCTCATCACGATTAAGAATTGAAGTCGGAAACTTCTGTAAATAATCTAACGTGCTCATGATGTAACCACCGTCACATTTGCGTTTTCACACTTAGCGAATTTTGTATCTGCTATCGTGACTTTTCTTCCGCTTGTCGGTGTTGTTGGAGAGAGTGCAACAAATACTTGAATGTCTTCGAGTCCGGTGATTCCATCAAACTGAGTTTCGATTTCCCACGATTTTACATCACGACCAACTCCTAAGCCTTCGTAGTTTGTAGCTGTGTCTCCTGAAGTATAAACACCTCCAACAAATTGAATCACAAGTTGACGAATAACTTCTTCATTTGTAGAAATCCAATCTGCATTTACATCAGCCTCAACTTTGATATTCACTAAAACCTCAGAAGCAAGAGACCACTTCATTGTGTGAGTGTCTCCGTTTTCGTCTGTCACGTCATAAGACTCAGTTCCAACTGGTTCAATTCCACCGGCTTTTGATTCGTAAATAGCTTGAGCAATATCTTCGTCTGTTGCTGATCCACTTACCACAACTTCGATTGAGTGAGGCGGTCTTCCGTCTACTTCAAAGTTTTGGTAGTTCTCAAAAACAAAAACAACACCGATGTTTTCTACTTGTAAAACTCTGTCTCTGATTGCTGAAATCGTTGAGCCACCTGAAGACGATCTTTCTTTATAACGCGCGCGAAGTTCGGCGTCTGTTTCGATTGCAAGACCACCTGAAGAGGCTGCATAATTTATCCCAGAATTGATTCCGAAAACAGGATTTACAATTTCAATAATTGAAGATGCAATTACCACCCCTTCCGCGCCCGCGTTCAATGCTCGGAATTGTCCAACACTTCCAGAAGCAAAAGCGGCGAAAGCCTGGACGTTTTCGAATTGTACTCCTTGAGGAGTCTGCATCAAAAAGCCCTGTGGAACTGTTGTATCATCGTCTGCAAAAATAGTTTGGTTTACTGTTGCTTTGATTGCTGGTCGTCGAGAAATCCCACCGATCGCAACTTTCCTGTCAAGCTGGACGCCTTCAGCAGAATCTAAATCATTTGCATAGTAGGTGTCTTCGAGAGTGTCCCATCCTTCTTCCAAAGCTTTGGACATCATTTGAAGGAATAGCCCAATTTCTCCATAGACAGTTAAGTCAACATCACTACCAAAATACTCAGTCTGTTTGGCCATGGATTCAAGCTCGGACCAAATATCATTGTAGGTTTTTTTTACAAAACCCTGCGGAGTAACACCGAAAGCCATTAGATGATTATATCCTCAGTTGAATTCAAAAGTCCTTCAGTAGTTTTTACTTGGAAGGAAATAGAAATTTTCCTTTCTGCTCGGGAAAATGTGGCAGTTATAAAATCAATATTTGTGATCGCTGGTTCTTTTCGGATTGCGGCTTTTATTTGAGCAATTACTCGCTCTTCAAAGAATACTTTTTGGTTGAGAAGTCCGAGCCAATCCACTCCCTCTTCAAGAGAAAGAAACCATTCACCAAGACCAAGAGAGATTCTATTTTTTAATATCTGTCTAAGTGCATCGATCCCTTCCACCCAAACGAGACGGCCATTGACTTTGACAAAATCATTATTCTCAACTTTAAGGGTTCTCACAAAAGAAGCCTTGAATCAAATTACAAGGCTTTCAACTGTTTTATGTTTTGCTTGGTTGTAGACTGGGGACAGTCTACGAGAGATTTACAATTTCACTCGTGACAATATTCATAACTGATCCAGTCTTTCCGTTTTCCGAAACTGTCACAGCGAAAGTATTAGATGTAACTGCCTTATCTGAAGTGGGCGAGGAAAGCAAAAGCAAGTCAGGAAGTTCATTCAGTGTATATCCTGGCATCGCATTCATAATTGTTTCAAAGAATGTTTGGACTGCTGCATAGAAAGCCGCGCCCCCATCGGCAGGAAAAGTTGGAGGATTGTTTCTGAGAAAGTCTCCAAGATTTGCAGCGGCTGTTTCGACTGCTGTTGAGGCTGGGACTACAGCAAGGAACCCTTTTTTGTAAACATTTTCCCAGAGAGTCCCGACTTTATCCATAATTGTATTTGTAAGCGGAGGATTTTCATAATCCCAATCGTATGGAGAGACTTCATTGAAGAAATCTAAAAACTCATCTTCCATGTCTGATACTGAAATTGCCATTATTGAATAGGAATAATTGGTCCAACTGTTGGACCAATTGGTGTTATGTGTCCGTGTCGCTTTCCATCAACTTCAGTTGGTCCCGTCTTTGTTGTGATTGGAAATTTTACTTCGGATTCTCCAAACTCTGCAACGTCCACGCCTTTGATTTTTACCTTTAAGGTATCGTCTTCAAAATACATATAAGAATCTATTGTCGATTGGATTTGAGTTGGAACGCGGTCCACCACACAAGCATTCTCTAATCCGAAAAGCCTTTCTGATTCCACTGATTTCATTTTATCGTATGCCTTAGACATATCAAATGTTGAAAATGTAACCCAAACCAAATCGCCTTGAGCATAGTCAGGCTTAAAATAAAAATCTTTTGTGAGTTGGAGAAACTGACATTTTACTTTTGAAAGGATTGGATAATCTATTTTTTTTCCTTCGCTTTCTGTTTGTAAAAACGGTCTCACGTTGGCTGTCATTGCGTCTTTATCATAAGACACTATCTCACAAACCATTCCAACATTCATTTCCTTCATTTTTGCATTTAGGAAATCTTCCAGCATCAAAGGTAGGCTCATAATGGTTTCACCTCGAATTCACATCCAGCAGCACCAAAAGAAGAAAACTTTTTAGAGTATTGAGTCACCTTAAAATTTGAGTTTATGTCTTCTGATTGGAGCACAATGTAATCTCCAATTTCAATATCGTATAGAAATAAGGTTTTGATTTTATATCCCGTTGCAATCTTTTCAGGTCTTCCGATCAATCCAGTTCTAGGAGAAATCAAAGTCGCTTTTTTTAATCTGGGAGTTATGGGAGTAATTCGAATCAGACCATTTTTGAAAGTGAATTCTGATTTTGTATCCTTACAAATCTGTCTGATTCCATCGGAAAACTTTCTGATTGTTAAAGTTTTATAAGTTTTTTTTTCTCCTAGTTCAATGTTGTTGAATCCAACTCCCACCGATCCAAGGACTGATCGAAGAATCAAATCGGCAGTCATATTATTGTAAGTTTGGTTTATGATTCCATTGATCCACTTGGAAGAAATATCGCCAATCTTTGCTTCTAGGATTCGGTCTGGCGGTCCATAAGAAACTTTGAAATCACTTACCTCTCCGATTGTGCAAGTGCCGTGTTTCTCTTTGTATCCAGCATCGATCAAAATCTTGGGATAGATTTTCGCCTGTCCTACTTTCTTAGCTTCAAACATTTTAATTGTGTCGTTGTTTGGGTTGTAGAGCTTTAGAGAGCACGCCATAAGCGTTCCAATCTTTGCAGTCTGAGTAAATTCTATTGAGAAAGGTGGTGAGTTAAATTCTTTTCCCCCTATAATTACAGAGCATACTCGGTCATAAAGTTCATTCATGGTCTTTTCCTATCAGCAAAAAAATAGTTTTCCCAAGAGATTCTTTCGATACTCTTTGGTCTTGAAGTGCAAGAGTTTGAGTGAGTTCTAAAATATTGATAGGTACAATCACTTTCGAAATGTTTAATCCTTCCACAACCGCGTTCACAATGTCAGAAGCATAAGTTAGTTTTGTTGTATAAAGAATCACGTCATCTTCATCTCTGATTTCCAAAGTATAAAAATCAAAAGTCTCGTTGTACCGGAAAAGCCATGCGTATGTAGAATCTCCAATTGTGAAATCTTTTTCAATCGGAACTTCGGCGGCTGTGAGTGGTAAATATTCGAAGTCAGGCATTAGAATAAACTCTTAAGCATTGATTTATTGACTGCTGTTGGCGTGGAAGTAGTCGCCTTTTTTGTGGCTGTTGCTCCAGCTTTTGGAACTGGTGTAGCAATGTTTACTTGAGCAGAGGAAACGATATTCATTTTCTTTAGATTGATTGTGAGCGCGCGTCCCTTGCCAGTTGCAACAGTTCTGTTTTCTGAATAACTTTCAATGACTACATCTTCAATGTCTTCTTCATAGGAATAGAAAGTTAAAAGTTCTCTTTCGTCTCTCCAAGTTTGAAGCTGATCTAATCTCTCTGAAACTGATTTTGCTAAAAAAGAAGTTGGATCTGTCACCGATAAAACGTCATCAGTAATTACAATTGAAAGAGAAATTCCGATAGGGTCATATTTTACATGGTCTTGAACATCACTTCCTTTCTCGACTGCGTGAGTAGTGACCTGTGCGCCCTGTGCTTTATCAATCGACATTGTAGAATCAAAGAGGACATCGTTTATCTGATCCGAAAGGAATGTCCTTGATCGTGTCCCAAGAATCGCATCACTTATTTTTTCTGTAAGACTCATACTGGTTGAAGTCCTAATTGATTTCGATAGATATTATTTGAGAGGTCATCAAGAGCACTCATCACAATGTTTTTGATTTCTTCTCCAGCTTGCGCGCCACCGTTTACAGTGATTGAAATAGATCCGACAAGGTTTTGGATATTCATCCCTCCACCGCTCGCGCCTCCCATTGATCCAGGAGGTGCAAATCCAGTGCTCGATTTTGTAATGAATAGATTATCATCTGGATGAGTTTGTACTACTTCGCCCGATTTGGTGATGATCGCGTCGTTGACATTTGTCACCCCTCCGCCTGTGTCTCCACCGCCTCCGCCCGTTGCCTTGGTGATAAGTTTTACAGCCCAATCAGGAAGGATGTCTTTTACGAATTCTTTTATGTCTGATCCAAGTTCTTTAAATTTATTTAGAACTAAATCTGGAATTCCACCAAGGAAAGCATTGATTTCATCCCAGTAAAAAAATAAAGTTGAGATCGGAAACATTGCCATGATCAGAATCTTTCCCGCAATCTTTGCGTATTCAATCAGCTTATTGAACCCTCGCTTTATGTAGTCCATTCCTGTATCGATTCCCTTTTTTATCTGGTCTTTGAAGTCCACGAAAGGACCAAAGAAATCTCCAATGATACTTTCTCCGCCTTCCATCCAAGTTAAAAGGTCACTTACTACTAAAGTGATTCCAGCTATCACCGCGCCAACTGCCAAAGCTATTAAAATGAAAGGTGCAAAAGGTGCTATCATTGCCCATCCAGCCGCGGCCACTGAGTAAAGCGCACCGGCTAGAATTGTTCCTAGAACAGGAGCAAGCGCAATGGCTGCAATCTCCATTCTATTCATTCCATCTTCCGAATCAGTAAAGTACTCAATCAGTGGTACAAACAATTTCATCAAAGGAAGAAATCCTTTTGCAATCAATGCTCCCAAATTTTCTTGAAAGTCTCCTGTTGCCGTGTTCAATCGGTCTTGGAGTCCAGCCGATGAATTAGCATAAACATTGTATTGCTCTTGAAGGTCGTTTGCTTTCTCCTGCAGAACATTTAAAATCAATGCTTCTCGTTTCTTCTTTGTGATCTCATCAAATCCCGCGCCAATCGCTTTAAAGTCTTCGATTGAATCGGCAAAGATAGCGTTTGATTTTAGGAATCCAATCCTTCCTGAAGCAATAGACTCTTGAGCCTTCTGCATGGTCGTTGCAATGTCGTCTCCAGTGATCCTGGAAAGCTGCTGGAGTCCCGTCATTGATTCGCCAACAAATTCGATTGAGGCTCCATATTTTAAAGCGGCGTTTGTTGCTGTGAGAAGTTCTCCTTCCGAGGAAATCCCTTTGGAAAGGGCAATCGTTGAGGCCATTGCATCTTGAATCGCTCCGTATCCATCACCTGCCAGGTTTTGAGCCATGTTCCTTTGTTTTTCAAGTTCTGTGTAGGCATCGAAAGAAGCCATTGCAAAGTCTTTCATTTTATCGACAACGGCAAGACCGCCCAAAGCTTTTACGATTGATCCAATTCCTTGGGTGGTTTGTTGAGTTTCTTTTTGGAATTCGTTTTGGTTTTTTGCGAGTTCTATAAATTCTTTGTTGGTCTCTAAGAATTGCGTGACCAAATCGGCCATTGCATTCTCAAGATCATCAGCAGTCTTGATCGCTCCTTTGTCTTTGAGTTCTACTTCTGCATATAACGAACGGACTGCCTCTGCCATTTAATTCCTCCGACCAGGAAATTTCGGAACCTGGTTGTTTTGTTTTTTCAACCTCTCATTGATTAGGTCGTTTACTTCTTCAAGTAGAAAGTAGTCAGCTTCGTCAGCTTCCTTCCACGTCAGGATGTTTTCGGCTACGGTTCTTAGAACCCACTTTCGATACGTCGGACTTTTCAGATGTCGCCAAAGCTTGACTGTCAGAAGTTTGACCGGCGTTTGATCGTCGATCACTTGTCTCGAAAACAAAGGTCTCCAGATTCCCGCGAAGAAATGAAGGTAGGATCTTTACCCATACCCCCTCATACTCTTTTTGCCATGCAATAAACTCTTCTTTTGTAGTCGATACAATGGAAGGTTTTTGACCATTTACAAGTGGACCGTCCACGGAAAGTTTCGGACTTCCAGCCGATGGGATTACGCAATGTTCGAAAGCGTAATCCATCAGAGGAGTTGAATCCAAAACCATTCCGTTTTCGGAAACCTTAAGAGAAGAATTGGCGATCTTTTGGAACGCCCGATTCCCTGGATGTTGCAAAGTATATTCTTTGCCATTGACTAATATTTTTTCTGAATACATTTAATTTCCTTCTAAATTAGATGTGCGCTTTTACAAGTTCCGGAACAAAAATAATCCATTCCACGTTCTGTTCTGTGTCTGCAAATGCTTTGTCTGGATCGTTATGAACCCAAGCCTCAGCACCGCCCGCGAAGTATTCCGCGTCGGATTTGTTTTCTACTGATACTGGAAGCAAAGCGGGATTGAATTTTAAAAGGTCAAGTTGAGCGTTTGAAGGTGAAGTTCCTTTTAACACAAAAGTAACCGTTCCAGAATTGTTTAAATTCTTGGTACGAGACACTTCTCCTTTCGCACCAACGTGAGTCTTGTATAGTTCTGGATCAGCTTTGGCGACTGTGATGTAAGTCCCTTCTGCAAATCCTGAAATTAAAAGTGATCCTAAATTGAGAACCACTTCATCTGGGTTGTATGTTCCTAAAAATTTACTAGCCATTTGGTTCTCCTTAGACCGTGATCAATCCATTTACTTCAACTTCGTGGATTGCGCCCGCGAGGTAGTAAACGAATGTAATTCCTTTTAGATTTCTTGTCGCAAGATCGTTTGTTGCAAGGTCTTCTCTTCGTGGAGAAAAAACTTGATACATATAAAACTTGTCGTCTGACTTCTTGAGTTCGGCTTCTGTCGTTGCTCTCGCAATGATCCCAGCATCCCCAGCACGTTTGAGAACTGCACGAACGACCGCCGTCACTTGAGCGATTCCTACGTTATCCATAGCAATCTTGTCGTTGTTTATAAATAACGAAAGAAGATCAATATTGAGTTGGTCTTCAACCCAATCCGTTCCAATAGTTACGTCGATGTATTCTCCAGAAGTTGTAATTCCTTCATTTGTGAATACTTGGCCTTTTTGCTCTTGAAGCGCATTCCCTTTGTTGGTTCTGATTGTGTTAAGTTGAGTGGAAGTAAATCCAGATTCAACTTGTCCTTCTAATACTTTCCATTTCCAAGTTGCAGAACCTGGTGGCTTAGGAAGGACTTGTCCCACCCACGCGCATTCAGGGAAATTCTCTGGAGTAGAATGAAGAAGGTATGCTTCTCGTTTGTTGTTTCGGGAATCTAAAACAGTCAAGTCAGAAGATCCACCGAAGAACATTTTCTTGTTCGAGAGAGCAAAATCACCGGCAATTTGTTGGTCTGCTTTCGTTCTTTCTGGAATCAATACTGCGTAGTAATTATCATCAATGGTTCGTGATCGAGGAAGTTCATTTTCCAAAATTCCTGATGCAATGACAACCATGATGTCTTCAGGTCTTGGGCTTTGCGCGAAAGTGGCTGCCGCCATTTTATAAACATCAGAACTTGATGGAATTCCAAGGTCTACTAAGTCAGTGAGTTCGGTTATGATATACTTGTCGTATCCAGTTCCCGATCCGGCTTGGAAAATCGCTGGTCTAAAACTTTTCTGTGTTAGTCCGCGCGCTCCGTTTGCGATATTGATTACAATGTCATTGGTAAAAGCCATTGATTGTTTACTCCTATGTATCTATTATGATGTCGTCTTGTGGCACATCGTCCACTTCTGATTCCAAAGTAATTGTTCCGACTGCTTCGATTGTCTGTTCCCATAAATCATTGTAATCAAAACCGAGATCAAAACCGAGTCTTCCAACATAGAAGTTTTCATTGAAGAAAGACCTGTCTTGAATCTGCACCCCGCGATTCCTTGGAGTAACGCCAGAGGCTTGAAGCGAAACAATGTTATCATAAGTTTGAAACCATCTTTTTGCTTGAACAAGTTTCTCGTGAAGTGCATCTGTCATTGTCTTATCGAAAACTGAAATAGAAACAACCGAAAAAGATTTTTCATACGTCTTCAAGTTCGCGTTACTGGGGACAGCTTCTATTGCAGCATACTCTTTTATGTTTTGATAAGTTCCTTCGGGTGTGTTGGAAATTTGTTTGTAAGTTCCGTAAGGATAAGGCGGAATATTTCCAGCTTGGTCCTCTCGGATAAATTGGATTTCTAAATCGGCAGACGCTTGCCGAAAGATTTCTTTAAGAATTGTTTTCGGTATCATCTGTTATCCTTTTTGCAAAATACTTTGTAAAATTCCCCTCAAAGGATCGGTCTGAAAATGCCTTGATCTCAAATTTACTTCCACCGAAAACCACCTGACTTTTCAAAGGAATTGTTCCGGAACCGATCTCGTAAAACTTCCGATCTTGTACGGTGTAAACTCCCTCGGGAAGAAATCTCAAATCCTTATCTGTGATTGGGAAAGTTGCAAGATTCATATTTGAAGGCGTGGCAAATACTCTCGTATTCTCGCCGTCAACATATCCTTCCGATTCAAGTTTGGTTACTTCCAAAGATCGAAGATGACGAACAATTGCTTTGTCAACAGTAGTCAGGCTCATACGATTTTGTAAGTGATTCCTTGTTTAAGTCTTCCTGTATCTTGTAAGGTTTTTGCTGATCCTTTTTTCTTGATCGTAGCTTCTGCATTCGGTGGTGCAATATTAGATTCAATTGTATCTTGAACCGATGAAACCAAGGAGGCTCCCATTGCATCAAGGATTTGATTTGGATCTTGATTTCGATCAAAGATTCTTTCAGCAAATCTTACAGCTTTGGAAATCGTGTCTTTCTTATCCATCGTGATTCGAAGAAAAGCCCTTTCTGGAATTCTACCAGGAACACCAAACTCATTGGCTCCTGCTATAACTGCAAGATCACCATCACCTAAAACACCTACCTGGATTTTCTTTCCGTCAAGTGCTTTGAGTTGTTGTGTGAGTTCAGGAATCCGATTCTTATCTACGATCTTAATCATTTACGGCCTCGATATTCGAGACTGAAAACCTAAAACCTGATTAAGCATTTGTTTGAATCTTTCTGACCAAAAGACCGCAGATCCAATAGCAATATTGGTATCGTAAGAAGTGGTCACGTCATCGACTGTTTCAGAACTTACTTCATTTGGAAGAGTGTTGGTTGATTCGAGATAATCGAGAGTCATTACTACTTGCAAAGTTGCAAATCGAGGGTGGTTAAATGCCACCCCCAATCCATTTACTGCAAGCTCGGCGTCATCTAGCCAAAATTGAAGCTGTTCATCTGAGAGTGCTTCTAATCGAGAACCCCCAGCAGTTTTCAGTTGTTCAATATTGGCAACAGCCACTTAGATTCCTTTACCGATGTAAAACCCAGCAGGGTGGCGAACGATCACGCCAGCAGTTGACATTCTCACGTCCATTTCGATGGTTCCAACAATGTCTTTCACTGGCTCACCAAGTTGAATATCTTCTGTGATTACAGATTGAACTACTTCCGGATCGTTATCCATGATCATAAAATAGTTTACTGAGTCGCCATTGATCGTTGATTCCATTTCCTTACAAGGGATGATTTGTTCAAAATACATTCCCTGGGAAGTGATCCACTGTAGAGTAGTCATCGGGTTTTGATCGCTGTACGGCTTGCGTAAGTAACCATAAACAGAGAACGGAAGAAGTAAAACTTTCCCTCTGAAATAGCCATCTTTCTCAACTACAGAAATTCCTTTGTTAAGATCAGCAATGATTTCGTTCGGAGTTTTATTTATCCACTGTCTTTTTGCAGCCGCACTTCCAGAATACGCACCTTGTGCAACATCTTCTTTTGTTCCAAGTCCCGATCCGTAGAAAGTGGAATCGAAAACACCTTTGATTCCGAAAGTGGAATTTCCAGGAAAACAAAGTTTGTTATGAATCTCGTTGATGTATCTTCGTGCAGTCTCAACTCTTAAAGTATCGATTGCAACAGATGGTCCTTTTCCGAGAGAACGCTTTGCTTGTAGAGCATCCATTTCTCCACGAGTGTATCGAACACCTGAGTGAATCTCGTAAACTTTTTGCACGTTTCTTCCACCATCTTCACCAACAAAAGGAATGTCTTTTGAAGCTGCGCCTTTAGAAAAAATCTTTGCAGATCCTTTTCTATTATAGAAATCGTATCCAATTTCCCCAGCGTAAGAAGCGTAAGAATTGTTTGGAGCAAAAACAGTCCTTGCAACAAGTTCAGATTCTTTTGGTTTGTAGAGGACATTCTCAATTTGCAGAAGGTCGTCTGGTGTAATTAGTCCTGATTCGAACATTTAATTTCTCCTTATGTATCCGCAGTGATTGCGAAGCTACCGTTCAATTTTAAAGTTGCAAAACCCGAGGCGAAAGAGCCGTCCCATTCTGCGCCCGTGATCACCATAGTATTGTTCGCGCTTGCATCAGCCGTGAACTTCCCTTTGTTTGCTCCCGTGTGATAAACTCGCACAACATCGGATTTGTCTACATCCGAAACTGTTGGAACAACTACGTACCCTCTCGATAAAATATCGCATGGATCATTTGTTGCATAAGAAGGATCATCTTCGTCAATCCCTGATGCATAAGGATTATATGCAGCAACACCTTTGAATTTTGCAGTTGCACCAGAAATGATTTTTGCTTGGATATCAAGATCAGTTCCGTCCATCACACCGTAACCAAAAGGAATAGCTTCTTCAGCTACGAGTCCTCTGAGTAATGTTGCGGGGTCGTGTTTTGCGATTCTACCAGGGGTCAATGGCCCGTCTAGGTAGAGGTCTTCGTTTAATGGAATTCCGACCATAGTTATTTACCTTCCTTTGCAGAGTAATAAGCGTTCTGCATTTTGGCTTTGTTTTCCTCGATTTGATTTCTGTCTAAGCCAGTTGAACGGTTTCCAGAATCAGCACCGGTTGACTTTGCTTTATGCGATACTACATCGCAAGCGGCTTCGTACCGTGCTTGTATGATTGCTTTGTCCAAGCTGTCGACTTTCACACCTTCTTTAAAAGGTAGAACTTTTCCGATGATTTGAAGTTTGATTTCCTTAGCCGAAAGACCGTCAGTTTTCATTTCAGGGTCAACCGATTTCGCCATGTTCATTGCGTCCATAGTTTCGGTTGCAACTTCTTCAGCCATTGCCGGAACTTCCTCTTCAAGTTTAGCATACTTTTGTTTCCACGCTTCGACCTGAGAAAGTGCTGTGTCTAACTGAGCCATGATCTTTTGAAGTTCTTTGTCGGCGGCTTCATTCTTTAATGGAGTGCCAGCAATTTGAGCCTTGAGAGATTCAATCTCACCTTCATCAGCTTTGATTTTATTTTTCAAAGTTTCCAATTCGGCGGCGTCTGTATTGATCTTTTTGTTCAAAAAAATAAGTTCGTCCAGAACTTCCTTTGACACTTCGAGATCGGATTTTGAGTCATATTTCCTATATAACATTTGTTTTTTGTCTCCGTGGATTCGAATTTCTTCACCCGCTCTACCAGCATCCACAAGGGCTACGTGGTTTATGCGAATGTTTTTTTGACTGGCATCATACGACTTCCCATCGTACTCACCCGGTCTTGGATCGAGATCATATTCGAACCCGATCGAGAGTTCCCGCTTTCCTGATTTTATTTGATCGATTGCTTCTTTGGAAAGTGCAGTCAGTAACACACGGATTTTCCCTTCCGCCAATTCTGGTTCTGACACATTCCCATGAGATAAATCTCTCGCATTTTCAGGAGTGACTAAGATGTGATTTCCGTCAGCATCTTTGGGATGATCAAGAGTAAGGGCAACACCAGAAGCACTTGCAATCGTTTCCCGCGAAAGAATGTCTTCTGGAAGTTTTGCTTCATTTACAATTTTCCCTTTTTCATAAAGATAAGGAAAAACGCCTGGTCTTGCTATATCAGCAATCGCTTTAAGAAACCCTTCCGAGGTCTCAACGATTTTAAAATTCGCAAGATCAAATTGAAACTTTTTACTCACCCCCAAAGGATGAATCTATTTGATTCAAACCTTCAAGGATTTAATGTTTTGAGGTAGGTGAATTCTAAGGACAGTTTAAAGTGGGTCTCTTAATTCGGGAGGTGCTTCAAAAGATATTTCTTTAGAAACTATTTTCTCAGTCCGAGCCAAAAGAGTTTGATAATTATCATCCAATGATTTGTTTTTCATCAAACGATAATCTGATTTTTCATCCACATCATGCCCGACGTGAATGGCTTTTTGATTCGGAACATAAAAGTTTGTCAGTCCCGCGAAGTGAGAACGTAAATTGAAATCTGTGTCTTCCAATCCGTAAGGAAAATATCCTTCGTGAAAGTATCCGATCTTCTCTAAAAGACTTCGATGGAAAACCCAAGTTCCAAATACCTTATCGGCAGCGTGAACGCCTTCCTCGTTTAGCGGTGGCAATTCTTGAACGCAATGAATCGCTGCAATGCCTGGATCTTTGACTCTCTCTAACTCTCGGATCGCTTCTTGTGCCCAGTTGTTTTGCATGAGAATATCGTTCCCTATTAGGGCGATGTATTCTCCTTTCGCTCTGAGCATTAATTGATTGAACGCGCGCCCGACTCCTTCATTGGTAGAGTTCAATCTGTGATAAGTAAGTTCCGGTTGTTTTGCCATTTCTTCAATGATTCGTTTGTCAGTTGAGCCGTTGTCAGCAATGAGAAGTTCTCTTTCTGGAATTCCAGATTTGAGTGCTGTGTCTGGAATGATCTCAGATGAAATATCAAAGCGGTCGATTGTAAGGGCTAGTATTGAGAGTTTCATTAAATTGCAGCCTCCATTTTCTCATTTGCTTCGAGTAACATATCCAATGTAATTCCAGAATCCAATCTTTGAATTCTCCGAATTGCATAATCTGATCCGACTACTTGGATCGCTATGTTGTATCCGAAATATCCAATCATCATTTTTCCATGATGTAATTCTATCTCTTTGATTCTTTCTACTATACTACTTTTTTTCGTATCGTCCTCTTCCATCTGTGTTTGAATTTCATAAAAAGGTTTTCTCAATAAATCATAGTCATTTACCGTAATTAAATCTTTAATTCTTTGCTTATATATTTTTTTATATTTAGAAAGATTCCCTTTTACATATTGCTTAATAACGTTCAAAATGATGTTTAAATCAAAATTACAATCTTTAATTATGAAATCCCTGCCATAAGCTTTTTCTATTCTATGCCAGCTTTTGATTTCGGAGTAAGGCTTTTTTTGTAGTCTCAATATCAAATTATTATTCATTTTATGCTCTATGCGGGAAAACTTCTTTTATTCGTATCATTTTTTATCCTTCTTTTCATTATATTTATCATAAAAATCAGCAATTTGTTCTATTGTAAATAAATCATATTTCATTTTGTTAAGCCCTAATTTCTCAATTGGTGACCCAACATATTTATGAAACGGCAAAACTTCCCTTGTTTTTGGTACAGTCGAATTCATTCCAATCATAGCATAATGACCGATGACTGATCTTTGATGAACGACCGCGCCAAGTCCAAGATTTGCTCCATCTAGGATTTCAGATTCTCCACCAATGAGAACATTGCACGAAAGAGTCACGTTCGGATGTATCCAAGAATCATGCCCGACGTGCGAGCCTCGGAGAAGATAGCAGTCATGGGAAATCTGAGTTTCTCGAAAGGTTCCGCAATTGATCGTCACGAATTCCCGAATGATGTTTCGGTCTCCAATGAAAACTTTTTGCATTTCTTTTCCGTGAAAGTTTCTGTGTTCTGCTTCCGTACCAATAATAGCATAGGGGAAAATGTGGTTGTCGTTTCCGATTTCTACATTTGCGCCGATGATTACGCCCGGGTGGATGACGTTTCTGACTCCGATTTTTGCTTTTGGATGTACGATTGCTTTCGGGTGGATAATGTTTGTATCGATCATCTTGGTCCTCTTGAGATTGCCTGTGCAATTTGAAGTCTTTGTTTATTGATCTCAGAAAGTTTTAGGTTCTGCTCAATGTATTCTTTAGAGGCAAGATAGACTTCGTTTCGGTAAGGCTTATCTAAAATCAGATTTTCTGCGATCGCTCCGAAAGCTATTTTTCCCGAATAAGTATCTTTCATCACTCTTTGGAATTCTGGGAATGTCGGAACTACGCAAGCCGCGCCCGCCCAAGTCGCTTCGATCCATGCACAGTTTGATTTACATCGGTTGAAGTGATTATCTTTGAGAGGGATCAAATGAACGCTCGGCCTTTTGGATCTAAACTCATACATATAATTGAGCATATCCATTTCGCCGTGAACGAATGAGTTTTCAAGTCCTTCTGTGATCGGAGTTTTTTCAGTCACAAACCACAAATCTTTTCCATAGAAATTCCATTCAATCGCGGGGTGTTTTTTTGCAAGCTTCCACATTACATGAACGTATTCTAAAAGGTCGCCTCTGTGAGTGATTGACCCTCTCCACGAAATCTTTGGCTCTTCGTTTTTCTGAAGGTCCATTTTGTAAATGTAGTCATTGAAAGCGTTTGGAATCACGACCACGTTTTTATTTATCTCTTTGAAAACGTCGGCAATCTCTGGAGTGGAAACAGTCACAATGTCGGAATGCTTTATACAATATTGCATTGTAAGTTTTGTTTTCTTTTGTGAGTAGTAAGAGTATCCAGGGTTGTCAGGTTCTAAATTGAAAAGGTCGTCATCAAAGTCGGACCAAACTGGAATTCCCATTGCTTTACAATCTTGAATTGCTTTGAGGAAGTTCTCGTTTGCAGGTCTCTCCATGATCACCAGGTCACAGGCTCCAAGAGTTGACCAGTGTGCAGCTTCTACGGTTCGGACTCTGATTGAGGGGTCAAGATTTCTTAACTGCTGGAAGACTCCTACCGAGCGATAAAACGAGCACGCCGATTCTTTGACCAGCGTGAGAATAACTATATCCATATTTTTTCCTTCTTCTTATAAATGATTCCATGTGTATTTGAATTCCCGATCTTCTTTCGCGCGGTCGATTATTCGCTTCATTAGTTCAGTATCGTGCCTACAAACAGAAATTAGTTTCTGTCTACAAACTCTTCGCATGATCCGATAACTTGCATCATATTTTTTTTCTAAATATCGGACTGAGTAACCAAGACACCACTCTTCGAACATATCGAAAACCTGATCATCATTGAGACCTGGGAGATATTTTCTTTTAACTGTTGGCTCTTCGAGTAAAGTGTCATCTATTTCGATTGGAAGGGCGGGCTGTTTTGAATCTGTTATTTTTTTTGTTTCGTTCATTGCTGCACAGGTGGTTGTTCAAACCTTTTCCTTTCTTTGTTTATTTCTGAAATGACTTTATTCCGTTGCTCTTCTGGAAGCTGATCTGTTTCGTCAATGGCGGGCATTTGGCGACATCGGCAATTTTTCACAATGAAGTCGTTTTGTGCTATGTAGTGTCCCACCCGTGTTTCAAAGTTGTAAACATGACCAGAAAATACACTGAATCTTTTATAGACGACGCGCTCCAACTTTTCAACCAAGGGCTTAGTATTAGGGAAATCGCTACTACGCTTAAATGTGACGCTGACCGATTGAGTAAAGCGATCAAGAGCAAAGGGATAAGCGTCAAAGTTTACCGTCCTGCAAAACATGCGAAACAGTTTGATAAAAGTCTCTTGGTTGAGATGTATCTCTCTGGAGTCAGTGAAAAGAAATGTGCGGAGTTTTTCAGTGTCAGCAGGAGTACAATAAGATCCTATCTTCTCAGAAATAATGTTCAACCAAGAAATCGTTCTGCTTCTATGCTCGTCCGAATGTCCCAACTTTCCAGTGATGAAAGAAAACAGATAACCAAAAACGCGAATAATATTTCGAGAGGTTCTGTTACCAGTCTTGAAACTAAGAGGAAGGGGGCACTCACCCGGCATTTGAAATCTGAGGGGCACCTCATCGGACACGGAGAAAAGGAGTTTGGTGATTTTCTCAAGGTCAATGGAATTGATTTCATCTGGCAAGCTCCAATCGAAAGATACAACGTCGACTTTCTCATTGGTTCCGTCGCCGTGGAATTGAGAAGGGAGTCCGTCGACCAACTCAAAAGAGCCAATCAAAGAAAAAAAATCGAATACCTGTTGAGCGCTGGGTTTGATGTCATCTATATACTTTTCGACAAAGTCGATTCTTTGGTCGGCAATTTTGACAATCTTATCTCCAATCTCAAGTTCACCGATAGGAATCCATCCTCTTTTTGTAAGTATCGGGTGATTAAATGTGGCGCGAATCGTTTTACCAGAATCCGTAACGATCGAGGTCAATTCGCCGTCAAACCATCGCCGATAACATCTTATTATGTCCGAGTCGAAACTTACTAAAGTATTTCCAGGGAAGCAGTTGTAATCCTCACCTGGAAGTTTCGCATTTGGTTTCGAAAGTCCTGGTGGCGTTTCTTTAAATGTAAAAAACCTTCCATGCAGAAGCGCGTGAGAATCTCTGACGCGGTTGTCTTGAGAAGTCATCCAAACATAGCCAGGGATTCCCGCTTCTTTAAATCTTTGTTCTGTGAAAGTTCCATAGGCGTCTCCGAGTTGGTCCCGTGCCCAGAATGAAGCTTTGTTTTCCTGGACTCCTTGGAAATCCAAAAGCTGGCTTGCTAGTGTCTTGGCTCCAGTCCCTTCGATGAAACCTTTCTGGATTGTTTCTGTGACTCCTGAGATCCATTCCTTCCCGAGCTCGCGAACTAAGGTCTTGTTGAATTCCACGTAGGATTCTTGGAATTGCAGAACGGTTTTTGAATCAGGGTCGAGTTGGATTGTAGGGAAGAATTTCTTTTTCTTGAGGCGAGTCTTTTTTAGTTCTTCCACGGCTTCGGATGCTTTGGAATAGGACCAGCCATTGAGAGTTCGGTAAAACCTTTCGATTTCTTTCAGGTCGTTTTCCGAAAGAGTGAGTGCGCGGGTAGCTCCAATGATCTCCAAAATCCTTCTTTCTTGGTCTTGGCTTGGTCGAATCTCATCGGCGTCGGTTCCTAGGGTTTTGCCTGAAAGAGTTTTCTTTATCTCTCCGATGATCGGTTTAGACCATCGGTTGAAAATCTTAGTCCAGATTCTTTCCAGATCTCTTTCGAGGTGATAGGGGAAATCGTCTTTCATTTTGGCGGGATTATCTCAGTTGGTTTTGGAGTCACAACGGGTTTGATTGGGGGTACGGCAAAATCCAAAGGTGGCGTATTCGTAACCGGTGTTGTTGGGTCGGCCAGTTCCGAGTAATTGTCATCGGCTTCTCGGACTTCTTGAGGGCTTGCCTTCCCGATTGTCACATCGACCTGATCTGCTTGGGAATTAATGAGCCTCACTTCTGCTTTTGCTTTTGGAGAAAGTTCAATCAATGAGTTCGGTTTGATTTCAAAGTCTAGGTTTGCAGATGCACCTCCCGTCAATTTCCAGATCTCTCCATCTTTTTCATTCAAAACTAGCTTTGTAAGGTAGTCGAGTATCGGGATAATATCGGAAATCTGGGTCTGCTTGATTGAGGCGTAGTAATTCATCGCTTCGTTGTCGTCTGATCCAACCACACCGTGAGCCTTCCCGAGAAGTACTAGCCTGGAAATCCCAGCCGTTCCCGCGAGATAGTCCATAATGAAGTCGTAAATCTCTTTAATTCCTGTCAGTGATCCATTCGTCATTCGAGTCAATTCTTCTGTGTCATCGAGAGCAATTGAAGATTGGCTATTTATTGTATATGAAAGTTGTGCTAGGAATTCTGCTCTTTGAGTGGGTGAAAGCCCAATGAGCCATTTAGATTTGAAAATCTTCATACTGATTTCGTTCAGCATTGAGGAAGACGACCATAGAGCATTGTCGGCGGCAACTATTGCGTCAAGACAAGCCTGTGCAATGGAAGTACCTAGCCTTTCCCTTGGAACAAATGAATCACACACCCATCTGATACGGTCTTCGTGGACGTTCATCCCATTAGTTTTGAAAACTATTTTGTTATAATCTTCTTTGGTTACATCGAAAACATTATTGATCCAAAGAGAGATTCTGCTTGGTTCATCAAAGACATTGATGAAATCGATGTTCCTTAAAGTCGAAAGTGGGATTGATTCAAATTGTTTCCCGATCTGATCGGAGTGAGAGGTGGAAATGTAAATTCCTGATCCAGTGTTAAAGACACTTTTCCAGGTCATCATGTCTTTGATTTTAGTTTTAAGCTTAAACTCATCGAATCGGTTCTGGATAAGCCGGCCAATGTCGATTCCATTCCATTCACATTTGATTTCAAACCATTCTCTCACAGCGTCTTTGGCCATACGATCAATGATCTTTTGAGTGAATCCTCCAGCTTGGTAAATCCTTAGAAGGTATTCGTCTGAAGATTTATTCCCAGCAACCTGTCTTTTTGTGACATCTTTTGGACCACCCTTCCCCGTGGTATTATCTCGCAGGTGGTCACCACCGATTTTCTTTTCTGTTTTGCCAAAGCTAAATAATGCCATTTATTTCCCCATCCTTACGCATTGCGTAGTCACTGTGATTTTCTGATCGAGTAGAGTAAAAGAAATCTGAGAACAATTCAAAGCTATTGAAAGTTTTACGATAATACCAAACGCACAAATTAAGAAAATAAACTCCACTGACTTTGAAAACATTCATCTAACCCCAAACCTTTCGAGAAGTGGATTCACTCCAATTCCTAATTCATCTAGTAAAGAAGCTAGGCAGTCAGCTTCGTCGTCGTCAACACCTTCTTTGTATGAGATAAGCCTTACGAGAAATTGTTGAGAACAGTCATCGGCCACATAGAGTTCGTTCCAGTATTGAATGAGCCGAGTAAGGATTTTAACGTGCTTATTTTTGGAGGTCCATTTCCCAATTGTTGCGGGCCATAACCTTTGAAGGTCTTCGCAACTTCTTCCTTCGTCTTTGTTAGTTTCAACAAAATGAGTGCCTACATTATTATCAGTAAGGAATTGGATAATTTGCGGGTAAAGCTTTGTGACGTTGTCAGGCCAAGAGAGTCCCTTGAGAACCGTCTTTCCATCCCGAGTCTTTCCGATAATTCCTGTAGCTGTCCAGTTTTCCCCATCAAAAGCGGGATCGGTCCATGCTTGTACAGAAACAAACTTTTGATCTTTCCAAGAAATCCTTTTAGGCTCTGAAAACCAATTTCCTGTTTTTGTGATTGGAGTTTGCTGGAAGAGGGAATTCCACGAAGTGATGTCGAGAACGCTTCTCAATTTTTCCAGATAGGAAATCGATTTGTGTTCCGGGAAAAGTGCCTCTCCTGTTTTTCTGTTCGGTTCGTCGGTCTCTGCAATGGCTTTAAATGAAAGGACTTTTACGTGTGGATACCTTTCTCGAATCCTTCCAAAAGGATCGTCCACATGCCACCGTGTCCCGATTGCTAGAAGCGCGCCTTCTTCCGAGAACCTGGTAAGAAAGTCATCCGTGAACCAATCCCAAGTCTTATTTCGGATTGTCTCTGACTCTGCCTGTTCCCTTCCTTTGATCGCATCGTCGATGATTCCAAGGTCCAAGCTTTCTCCTGTGATCGCGCCACGGATTGTCGTGTTTCGGAAAAACCCTGTTTGACCTACATATTCAAGTAGGTCCATATTTCTCTGGTATTGATTGGAAACCGTCACCACATTCCTTGAGTTCAGTTTTGTGTCTGGAAAGATTGCCTGGTATTTTCCTGAATCCATTAGGCGTTGCATCATTCTATTGGCTCTAACTCCAAGCCTTTCTGAATACGAGGTGTAAATCTTTTTAAGATCTGGACGTTTGCCGGCTAGCCAAGCAAGGAATTCTACAATCTGAGTCGATTTCCCGTGCTGGGGTGGTGCTTCAATAATCAGCCAGGGACTTTTTTGGTTCTGTAGGTCTTCGTAAAATTGAGTCAAAGCCTTTGCGACTTCCTTTTGGAACCAGCCAAGTTTCATTTTTGGGTTAAGGTATTGCCTGAATACCCAAAAGTCTTCCCTTGATTTCTGGATTATGTATTGCTCATAGAGAGCAAAGTATTCATCCCCGTAGACTGTCGATGTTTGGCTTTGGGAGACCGCGCGCTTCGAATTCTTTATCGAGCTCTTCAATGGTCACTCCTTCAAATTTAGGGGCGATCTTTTCCCCTCCGCTTGTATGATCGATTGACATTCGAGGTCTTCCAGATACTCGGTCAATTACTCTTTCAAGCATTTCGTCACCTCTATTCGAGAGAAGTTTTTTTCCAATGATCCGAAGAAAGAAAGGCATTTCTTTATCTTTTACTAATTCGACAACGTTTGCTTCGTCTAGGTTGAGTACAAGTTCAAAGGCTTCTGCCATTTGGGAAGGTTTGACAGGTTCAAATCCTTTTCGTTTAAGAATCTCATTTACGTGTTTGAGTAACTTTGGAGGGCGACCGTTTGGATTGTGAGAAGGTTCTCCCTTTTCTTGTGGTGATAAAATACCTCCGTTTCTACCAGGAACTTGTTTTTTACTTGGTTTCTTTCCCATGGTGCGTTCAGGTCAGACTTGCACTGCCTTTTTCCCCTGGATCGGGGCTACATCATTATCAATGTTTTGAACGCTTTTAGGGTATTCTTTCTTTAGTTTTTCGCATAACTCTCTTGCTTCATTACACAAAGGGTAAACATATTTATGTTTAACTCCTGTTCTTATTCTTATTAAATCACTCGTTTTTTTTACTTTTTTTATAGTTCCAAATTGTTTATTGAATCCTTTACTTGAATGCGCTCTGCTATGTATATCTTGACCCGTCTTTGGATCAATGTATTTATCACTCGTTCTGTGCGAAGAAATGAAATACCAGTTCATCGCTTGATAAATTACACCATTATGATTCTGGTCGCTATCAGCATAACTTACTAACAGTTTACATAAAGGATTCATTTTTTTAAATAGTTTGATTGAGATTGAAACTGCCTGGCTTGTAAACGATTGCTTGCCATTGAGCGCAACTCTGGCTAATTCGCAGACTTCCCCGTTCTTTAAATTGAAAGGTTTATTGATATTTCCTAAACCTAAATTAAAGATAATCACACCGCACCATTCTTTTTTGTCATTGAAAACATTGAAAGCTGTCATCGGTTGGGCTGGAATTCTTTTCGCATAGTGGAAATTTAAACAAGCGTATTCAATAGCCTTTCTGCTTGCGATTTCTAATCTCATATTTCGCCAGAACTGACAGAATAAAAAGATTTTGGACAGATTTTCTTTAAAAGCTTTTCTACTTGAGGCTGACAGATTGAAAGATCACCATCACTTGGAAAAGTAATTTTCATTGTTGCTGGCTTATTTTTCTGAATTCCAATCAATTCTTGATAGCTTGGTTCTTCTTCAATAGAAAAATCAATATCAAGTCCCCATTCTGCAAGTTGTTCTTGTCCCCATTCTTCTTTGAGTTGTGCAAAATCCCATTCTCCAAAGCCAACGTTGTCTTGAATAATAAACCTTGATTGCTCTTCTTTAGTAAGTTCGTCGGCAATCAAGATCGGAACCTCTTTCAGCCCAGCCTCGATGCAAGCTTTGAGTCTTTGATTTCCTCCAAGAACCATCATAGATTTGTTTACTACGATTGGGCGGAGGTGGAGCATTTTAGGAAACTCTTGGATTGATTTTACAAGCTGTTGGAATTTTTCATCTTTTATGACTCTAGGATTGTCGGGATTGAGTTTGATTTTTTTAATTGGCGTGAGAACGGGCAGTTTCATCTTCTTTCCTTCTTAGAATTCAGATTTCACAGATTAGGACATGTGTCAAGCCCTACTTGCTCAGAGGAAAAATATCAAAAAAACCCCTGAGCGTTTCGGATGGTCGAGAGGTGAAGAAGGAACCTTAGTTTAGTGACCACGCCTAAAATCTTTATGGGATTGAGGCGCGGTCAAGGATTTGATTCTTTAATTGGTGAGGAAGTGAGGACTGTCAGTAATCTGTTTCGGTGTAGACTCTCATAATGTCAAAATTTACAGCAGCGGCGGTCGCTCCGTTATTCATGTAACCATGCCAGCACAAGAAAGTTGTGGAAGTCGGAAGGTTTTCTTCTAGCCATTCTCCTGTTGCTGTCGCGCCTGTTGTTAAGTTAGTTATTTGCCATGTGATTCGATCTGAGTTAGCAGCTGCAAATAATGTTAAATCATAAACTGCTGTCGGATCATTTGCAGGAAACTCTGCTCCAAGATTTACTTCTGTTGCATTCCCTGAGCCATCGTTTTGGTACATCCTAAGAGTCGTTTCGCCTAGTCCGTTACCAACTCCAAACATATTAGTAAGTGCTCTCGGTTCTTGTGTTGTCGATGTGGCTGAGGTTGAAGTTGTAAAACCGAAAAACGATCTTTGATTTGCTGTTGTCGAAACTATTGAAAACCTACACCTATGAAAAAAACCTCCAAGTCCAGCGACGTCACCTCTCCAAATTCTCAAAAATGCTGACCTGAATTCAGCGGCTGCGTTTGCTGTTGCTGCTGAAATTAAATTAAAGCGCGAGGTTTGAGTTCTTAAATTAGTCGATGCTAGGTTAGGATGTGAAACTGTTCCAACTGCTGTAAGTGCTGGACCTCCAATTGCTTGTGGAGTTGTGCTTGTACCTGGCATATAACATTGAATGCCGTTCGAAAAGAAACTTGGTTGAAGTGGTGTATCTAATCCCGATGGTCCAAGGATTTTAGGTAAAAGTCTTCCTGCAATGGACTTCGCGTAAAGTCTCAAACTTCCTGCAATAGGTGTTGAAGGTTCTACGGAGACAGCTTCAAAAGTAATTGTTCCTAGTTCTGGATTTAAACCACCGTAATAAAGTTCAGACCAATCATCTGTTCCATTTCCTATCTTATAAAGATTAGTATCTGTTTCGAATCCGATTTCGCCACTTGCAAGAACTGGATTGGCAAGAGTCCAAGCTGCTGCGGTTCCTCTTCTGAATTGTATCAATTGAGCCATTAAGGTGCTCCTCCATCTATCACAACTAAACCACCCGTATATATTTCATCGGGCGCGCCACCATCAATATTTCCAACATACTCTGTGTCACCTTTTACTCCTTGAATTCCTTGCACTCCCTGAATTCCCTGTGGTCCCTGGATACCTTGGATACCTTGGATTCCCTGCGCTCCAACTGCTCCAGATAAGTTAACTACCCAAGAAGAATATGTTTCTCCTGGAAAATCTGTATCAGTGCAAGTGAGAGTTATTTCGCCCGTGGTGGGATTGTAAGCAATGACAAACCCGTGGAAGTGGTCTACAGGGTCTGCAACTGAAGAAACAATAACTGTTTGATTTAAGCTGTACGAAAGATTGAGACCAATTGTAAATGTGACGTTATTTCCTACTTCTGGAATAGTAATCGAAGACAAAGAGGTTGTTTGATATTTGTCACCAGTCTCACCCTGGAAACCTTGAATTCCTTGGATACCTTGTACTCCCTTAATTCCCTGCGTGCCAATTTCTCCTTGGATTCCCTGAATACCCTGGATTCCTTGACCGCCTTGGATTCCTTGCGGGCCAACTAAAGACTCAAGCCATTCTTCAACTGTTCCCGCAAAGCCATCAATGACTGCTAGTTGGTAGGCTGACTCACCTTTTTGTCCTTCATAAATATCAATTAGAACTTCTTCAGGAGAATCTTCTATAATATTGACTGTGACAGATTGTACTTCTTCAGTAATATTTACTTCAATCGTGTCTGCCATTATTAAGTATAGCCCCTGAGAACTTTTTGAGTCACACGAATGTATGATTTCTTTTCTCCATTCGGAAAAGTAAATTCAATATCTGATTCGTAAGTATTTGGACTACAAGCACAAATCCAAGCGGGAATCTTAAACAATCCGTTCACTGCATCAGTGATTAGAATAGTTCCATTTTCAGTTGTAAACGCTTGGGCAATCTCTCCATTTGATTTTAGGAGATTCATTCGGATCACAAAGTCTGTAAGGTCGAGGGCAACTGTATTGATTTTCATTTCAAAACTGACTTCGTCTTGAGTATCGCCCGAAACAACGTCTTTAAATGTATAAGAGGCTTGAACCATTTACACATTGAGACGCCGATTTTTTCTATATTTCTATCAATAAATTATTTAAGAATTGGAAGTGGTGAGGATAGACAAACCCGTAAGGATTACCTACATGTTTGTTTTTTTCTTTCTCTTGATATATGAAACCAGCCACAAATATTACAAACGTATGCATAAGAGTTTTTAAATTTTCTAGGCTTTCGTTTCTTCAAGTCTCCAAGCGCGCTGTCAATATGCTGCTGTTGATACCAAGTCCTTTTTTCTTTACACCGTTCTGGGCTTGTTTCCTTTTTTGATTTCATATTCTCTGAGTGCCTTTTGCTCCATCAAAATGATTCTTGGCTGTTTCCGTTTTTCTGCGTAAGCAAACCCGACACCACATTCTATGCACTTCGGACGTGGTTCCCGAGGAAAGATGTGGTGACAGGCTTCAATCTTTTGGATCTCTAAAAGTTTGTCTAAGTAGTACATTTACATTTTTTAGAAAATCTTTTATCAAATTCCATTAATGCAGCATCAGAGTGGAATATCGCATTTTTTACATTGAATCCCATTTTTATCGATGCCACAAAACAATCAGTCCAAAGTTTTTCTCTACATTCGTGAGTCATAAGCTTGGTATCCTCGAACAAATCGAATCAATGAGCGCGTGAAAATGACCGTTTTTGATTCGGGCCATTGACTTTTCTTTTGTTTCGGGTTTGTTTTTGTAGTAATAGAGTTGAATTACTTTTGGTTTCATGTTTTTTTCCTTCTTTTACTTTATTAATTTTGAAATGAAAACGAGAAAGGTGGCGATTCCATACACGCCCGCGCAATAAATCACAATTAGAAAAATTGCTAAAAATAATTTTAGAGTGTTGTCAACTTTTGAATTCATATTTTTACCTCATAACCTTTGTTTCTATAATAATATATAGTGCCTGCAATATCTTTTTCCTCTATTGCGCCTTGAATCCAGTCATCAAGAATCAATAAGTGTTGCCCTTCACTTACTTTAATTCTCATTATTCGTTGTTTAAAGTTTGTTTTCAAGTTTTGGCTCCTTTGGTTTGTGGGTAATTGAATGATAGATTTTGTTTTCCTTTTCTATCTTTGATATATGGAATTCGATTAAAGTAATCCAGACAAAAATTTCAAGCAAGATCAAACTAAGAAGTAAATCTTTCATCTTAACTTTTCCCATCCAGAAAACAATCTGATCTTATTTCCTCTACCAGTAAGAACAGGATGAAGAAATACTTCTCTGTAATTCTTTCCGAGTTGAGGCCATTCGTAGTCTATCGCGCCAACAAAACACCCAGGCTTTACAATCTCTAAGCATTCTTTGATTAGTTTAGAAAGTTGAGGGAATTTGTCCGCGCCTGGTGGATAGTGATCAGCGTCTTTCAATGTGTACGGTCGATCAATGATGATTCCATCTGGTCTTCCAAATTGGTCTTTTTTAAATTCTATAATGTTTTTTGCCGTGTCTGGAATAATAAAATGCTCGCGTAAAAATCTTACATCAATTTTAAAATCAGGGTCGCACTCTGGATTCAAATCAATTATTTTATCATCTTGACCAAACCCTTCCAAAAGAATCCCACCTTTCGTTCCGTTGTATTCTCTTGCCATTCCTCCTGGGATATGCCAAATGATTTTCTCGGGATCACCACCGACTAATTGACGACGTGCTCGCTTAAGGAATCCGCTTGGATATGCCCCGTAGTATTTAACCTTCGAACGGGCAAGAATCCAAGCATCATTCATTGTCGGGGTTGAGTCTATGATTGGTCGAACAGCCCCCATTAGAACGGAGCCTCGCTAGTTGACTTTCCAAATACTTTACATGTCTGGACGTTCATTCTCATTCGATATTCCTTTTTACCTGTAGTTTTATTGTCCCATGAATTCTGCTCAAGGTCACCCGCAATTACTATGATGTCTCCTTCTTCCACATGATCGAAAGCAGTGTTCCAACATTGACAGTCAATATAATATCCTTTGTCAGCCCAAAGATTAGCAGAGACTACTTTGCGCCCGCTTCCCGTGTGACGCTCTTCAATAGTTTTCACAGTTCCTGAAATTGTGGCGGTTGAGATAGAAGATGATTTTTCACTCATGATATTCTCCGAGGGGACTTTCTCCCCTCTTTAAGTTTATTTTTTTGGTTTCTTCGGATTGGCGTATGGAACCAACCTCTCAACGATCTCGATCAATTTGGAAACTTCGTATTGTTTCTTTTTGATCTTGTTCGCCATTTGCGCATTGAATTGAACAGGTGATGGTTTGAACTTTGTCGGATAAATTATCACCCCAACTTTTTTGTTCTCTTCGATAATGTTCAAGATTGAGTTTCCAATCTCGGTTTTGAGTTCGTCTGTAACTTTTGAAATCGCAGTGTCTCTTTGTTTCCAGTCTTTAAGTGTGTTTTTCATTCTTTTCTCCTTTTTAATAAATTATTCGCCATAGCCATAGCCAGAGCCAGAGCCATCGCCAGAGCCAGAGCCATAGCCAGAGCCAGAGCCATCGCCAGAGCCAGAGCCAGAGCCAGAGCCAGAGCCAGAGCCATAGCCAGAGCCAGAGCCAGAGCCAGAGCCATAGCCAGAGCCAGAGCCAGAGCCATAGCCAGAGCCATCGCCTATTTTTTGAGAGTCCACGCTGGTACCTCTGCAATGACTTTCATTGCAATCGATGTTACAGACAATATCTCAATAGCTTCAGTAAGTTCCACAATCTCGACGGGTGCCGTAATTTTACAGCCGCCTGGTTTTGTCGTTCCAATTGTTGCCAAATCAGACAAAGAATTTGCGCCTTCCCAATACCAAACACGTCTAGCATTATGAAGTATCGCATGTTTACCGTTTAGGCTTTTCAGGTAGCCAATAAACACGCCAGCCGAATATGTTCTTACTATCTTATATGGCAACCCTTCATAATTAGGTGCTAGTTCTGTGACTTGATCTTTAGGCACATAGACTATTCCTTCGATGGTTAGTTCATCAATTTTAGTTTTCATTCTTCTTCTTTTTCCCTTTTGTTTCTAGTGGAAGCGATCCTTCACTTTCTGCATGAAAAGGAAGTGATTCATGTTTTCCAACCAATACAATTCTTGGAGCCACAACTCGACGAGCGAGAGAGGTTAGGACATCAATCGCAACTTCTGCTTGTTCTCGTTGATCGTCTGGACTTACTGCAATCACGATTTTCAGACTTCTTTTGTTTGTTGGGTGTGTCGAGGAATCCTCAATGTTTGTATTGATTTCAGCTATTGCCTTTTCAATGTTTTCCTGGACATCCTTACTTTGAAGCTGTTTCCATATTTGTTTGATGTTTATCATTCATTACCTTCTTCAACCTTCCATTTTGTTTTTAGGTTGTATGATGCAATCATGTATTTGTGCGGGAAATGTAAACTAATTTTTTGCATTCTATCACAATTTATATCACATGAATCAAACTTGTAATTATCTAAATTGATACATCCACAAGTCATAGCCACGTTTCCGAAATTCATGGCAAGGTGTCTGTATTGCCCTTGAGGGAGAATATGCTCACAAACAATTCTAGTGTCGTCTAGTCCAAGAATATTTTGGCATAGTGCATTTTCGCACTTCTTACCGATCAGAATGGATTTTATTTTATTTTGGAAAGATTCAACTTCAAGTCGGTGTCTGCCTTTTTGCTTGAGCGGCTGCCTTTTTAAGGGCGCGCTTGAATCGCTCTTTTTCTTTTCGCTCTTTGTGCTTTGCTTCTGTCCATTCGTTCCATTCTTTTTCTTTTCGGAGTATCGCTTCGCACTCTCTCTCGACATAGCTTCGAATTTCTTTTTCTGTTCGATCCGTTTTTGGAGTTCTTTTTTGTTCATTGGTTTTCTCGAATATTTTTTTTAAGTTCTCCCAATCAGAATACTTTCTAACAATAAGATAGATTCCGCCATGTTTTAAAACTGATTTCCCATGCTTGATTTGATCGCTTGAAAGTTTGTCGCCTGTGGTTTTGATTTCCACTTCTAAATGGATTCCGTTCGGAGTCATTCCTCCGATGTCGCCGATTCCAGCCCGTCCAATGAAAGCCCGTCCAGGTGTTGCAATGTTATTTTGTCGCCAAACATTACAACCGTAAAATTCCAAAAATGAAATCGTTTTATTAGTAAGGAGGTTTGTCCACTCTGACTTTTGTTTTGATTTAGGCATAGACTGGAAGTGGCGCGCCCGAAATAAATTGTTTCAAGATTCCTTTAGAGTAAGCGTCATACGCCTCGATTGTATCTGTAGAATCGAATTTATAAAAAACACCTATCGCATTTTCTTTCTTTGTACGGAAGCATTCAAAGTCTTTTCTTTTGGGAAGAATTTCAAACTTTTCTCTTTCAAGATAAACAATAAACTTTTCTTTTTGTTTTGAATCAATGGTCATACGTTACTCCATATTCTTGCAAGGTCTACTTGAGATAGTCCGGCAGTGGTAAGGTCTTTTTTTGCTTTCGCTTCATCAATTTCTTTCACAAGTCGATTATGATCCTTAGTAAAATTTACGTGGCAAAGATGGCAGTGTGTCCCGTAGTTTGCTTTTACTTTTTCCTTGTGTTCCCCGTCTGGATAAACCCGAATCAGTTCTTGGTAAGTTACAATAATTCCTTTGATTGAAGCACCTTTTCGAATAATACCTTTCGCGCGTTCTGCTTCTTTTTCTTCTTGTGTTTCGGGCGGTGCGCCGTACTTCGCATTTTCAAAAAGATAAGCTTTATGAATTTCTAGTTCCTGTCTTGTAAGAGGATATTCTTTTGAGTGAAGTTCGAAAACTTCATATTGCATCGAACCTAAACACCAGCGACATTTCTTTTTTGTTTCTATAGGGTTGGTCATGACTTACTCCTTGCTTTTGAATTAGCGATTGCTTGGGCACGAATTGTCTCAAGTTTTTGAGATATTTGATTATCTAAATTATCGTAAAATTCACTTTCAAATCCTTCTTCAAGATTATCTGAATCATGATTCCCCTTATCAATGATTTCTTGAAAGTAAAATAAATCTTCCAGCTCTGCTAGCTTTGTTTCGGCTGCTATGCGGGCGGCTCGTTCGGATTGGAGTTGTATTTCTTTTTTTGCAATTTTATCAGATAACAATACTGCAAAATCTGCATGATAATATATCTTGTCGTCATCACCTTTAACTCTAGCTGTCTCACCTGGATTATGATTTTCGAATTGTTCTATATGGTCTTTTAATCGTTTCACTTCACTCATTTGACTAGCTCCTTTAATGGTGTTTTGAAATCTGGCTGCCAGATAGTAGTATCGCCATCTGGGAATGTTATCAACCCCTCCATGGCAAGGTTTTCATCATCTTCTGACCATCGACCCTTCTCTCGTATCTCATCCAGGAACATGCGCCCTGTGGCTGTGCAGGTTGGACGGGATGCGAGGAATAATGCAAAGGCTCCCGTGAAACCTCCTCGATTATCTCTAGCATATGTTCTTAGGTTTGGATGAAGCGCTAAGTTCTCTGGTCTTGAGTCGTATAGGTCTATGAGTTTCTGTAGTTCGTTCATTTGTTATTCTCCTTTAATTACTTTTGATAAGTCGATGCCTTCTAGGCTTACATTGTTTATTACTGACGCCATGTCGTCGTGATTGGCTTCTTCATCATAAATAATAATTTGTTGAATGTCGTCCCCAATCTCTTCAAATTCGCCACGCTTCTCCACCTCATCCAAAAACAATCTTTGCTCTTTTCCGCAAGTTGGACGGGAGGCGAGGGCTGAGGATAGTCGTGCAACAAATTTGTCTTGGTCTGATTTCCAGACTGCATTTTCTGATCCTCTGTATAATATTTCCTCTAAGAAAATATGCTCTATTAGTTTATTTAGTTGGTTCATTTTTTTGTCTCCCATGCGAACTTTCTATCGCTTCATTTATTTCCATAAACCCATCTTCCCCAAAACTTACAATGATTACATGACTGCCTTCATCGCTTGGAACTTCTGGAGGTTGAGTATTTTTGTAAATTGCATCCTCCAATTTCCTTAGTTTCTCTTTGGTTTCGAGCAATTCTAAATATACATCTGTTGCGTCGTCACTCATACAATCCTCATCCAATGACCGTCTTCAAGTTTTATGCCTTTATCGTTTAGAGGCGTTTGAAAAATAACCGATGTCCCAATAAAATCAAACTTGGCATTGATAAATTCCTCTAAATGATTCATTTCTTACTTCCTTTTATTTTTTTAATATGATGTTTTGCCTTATTACAATCTGAGCATAAAACTTGTCCATTATCATAAGTGGTTTTTCCACCATCCACCCAAGCTACCTCATGATCCACTTCTAAACTGATCTTTTTTTTCTTCGCTTGTTCTATAGTCAACCCGCAAGTCTGACAAGTATAATTATGTTTCTCAAAAACTAACTGCCTGAGAACACCCTTGTAGAGCCTCGAATCAGTTTCATAATTGTATTTGTAATCGTATAATCTAGAATTATTGTCATACTCTTCGCAATGTTGTATATATTTAGTTTTATTTATTTGTGAAAAGTATGGAAGATGTTTTTCTTTAATTAAAACATACTTCACTTCGCAATGAAAAAGCATCCCACTAGGATTAATCCAAGAGTCTAAAGTCGTATGCCAAGCCTTCTCACTATCTACATTCTCTGGAAAATCAAATATTGTTTTTCTTTTATTCTCTGTTATCTTTACAAATTTAAAAATACCTATATGTCTTTCCTTGTTCTCATATCTTTCCGAAACTAGATTATATCTCCACTTTAAATAATGTCTAATGTGTCCATTAAAAGATTGGAGATGAGAATATGCTTTTTCATTTCCAAATATTCTTGTACCCATTTTAGTGGAACCGTCAGACATTCTACTGTAAAATCGAATTTTATCAATTCGATAATGATTCATTAAGAAATCGGATAATGCTAAGTATGAGTCTATGTCTATTCCTTTACCACTTACCGTATCTAGAAATTGTTTTTCCCATTTCTTAATTTGATAAGGAAGCCCCATTCTTATTTCACAACTCCAATGGAAGTAAT